GCGATCTGGGTGGCGGCCGGTGCCGCCCCCGGCTTTGACCGCATGTTCCGGGGCTGACCGCCATGGCCGGGGCATCGATCACCATCACGACCGAGGGCGATCACGCCGCCCTGGCGGCGTTGCGCCGGGCGCAAAAATCCCTGCGCGATCCGACCGATTTGATGCGGGACATTGCCACCAGCCTGCGCACCTCGACCCAGCGGCGGTTTGAGGAGGAGGCGGCGCCGGACGGCACACCGTGGGATGAGCGGGTGTCGGGCGGCGAGCATGGGTTGCTGCGCAAATCGATCCGGCTCTATCGCAGCTTGACGCGGGCATTTGACCGCGACAGTGCCGTGGTCGGCACCAATGTCGTTTATGCGGCCATCCATCAATTCGGTGGTGAAATCCAGCGACCGGCGCGGCAGCAGGCCATCCACCGCAAGGCGGGGCGGGACGGCAAGCCGGCCGGCAAATTCGTCAAGCGCGGCCGGGGCGTCGCCACCCAGCATCATGTGGCGGCTCATATCGCCGCCATCCCCGCCCGCCCCTATCTGGGGCTGGGTGAGCGGGATTATCGCCTGATCCTGAAAATGACCGAGCGGTTCCTTGCCCAGGAATTGCGGTCATGAGCCCGTTGATCGGCGATTTTGAACAGGCGTTCATTGACCGTTTAAGCCCGGTGCTGGCGGTTGATGGGATCGCCATTCCGGTCGATCCCTACCCGGACGCGCCCGAACAATATCAGCTGACCCACCCGGTCGGGCAGGTGCTGGTCCGTTACGCCGGGGCGCAGCGCGCCGAGGGCACGGGCAAGCGCACGCTGACCATGGATATCGTCATCATGGCGACCAGCCTGCGGCAGGTCGGCGGTCAAAGCGGCGCGCACGAGCTGATCGATGCCACCGAAATCACCCTGGAGGGCTGGCGTCCGCCCGGTGCTGCCGGGCCGGTGGCGGTGCAGGCCAATGAATTTGTCATCGAGGCCAATGGCGTGTGGACGTGGTCGGTACGGGTGATTTTCCCGGTCATCCGCCCCCATCCCGAGCCCGACCCTGGCCCGCTGCTGCGCCGCATCATCACTCACACCACTAGCGGCCGCACGGTCCGCGATGTGCACAAGGAGCTGCCATGACGGCAATCTATGAATATTGCGGCCCGCGACCGTGCCCGCGCAATCAGGGCGCCACGCTGGTGATCGGCGGGCGCTACGACAACATCGACACCCGCGATCCGCACATGGCCGGCTTGCTGCGGGCTGGCTTGCTGGTCACGGTGCCGGACGCCCCGGCCGCAATTCCGGCCACCCCGGCCGCAATTCCGGCCACCCCGGCCGCAATCCCGGCCACCCCGGCCGCAATCCCGGCCACCCCGGCCGCAATTCCGGCCAAGAAGGAGCGTGGGTGATGGCGGATTTGCGCACATTTTATCATGGCGTCGAGCATTCGTATGAGCGGCAGCAGATCTCGGCGCCGCAGACCCCGAATGGCACGGTCGCTTATATCGGCACGGCCCCGATCCATCAATTGACCGGCGCCGGGCAGGTCAATCGCATGATGTATATCGGCGATCTGACCGATGCCGTCGCCCGCATGGGCGTGGGTGTGGCCGGCTACACCCTGCCGGAAGCGGCTGACATTCATTTCAAGGAGGGGGGCGCCCGCGCCATCTTCATCAACGTCTTCGACCCGGCTGTTGACCGGGTGGCGTTTGAAGGGCAGGCGGTTTTCGGCGCCAGCAATATCGCCGAGCTGGCGCAGCCGGTGGTGACCAATGCTGCCGGCACCGTGACCTATGGCCGGGGCGTGGATTGGGAGTTTGACCGCGACACCGGCCGGCTGGCCCGGCTGGCGCGCGGCGCCATTCCCGATGGCGCCAGTGTCAAGCTGACCGGCCTGCCCTGGCTGGCGGCGCCGGCCACGATCAGCTTTGCAGCAGCCGATATCGTCGCGGTCGGGGCGGCCGATCTAATCAATGCGACCGTGACCAATGTTGCCGGAACCACCGCCTATACCGCCGGCACCGATTACACCCTGGACCCGGTGTCGGGCCGGCTGACCCGCCCGCGCGGCTCAACCATCCCGGCGGGCGGCACGGTCAAGGTGGCCGGCTGGCGCGGCAATCCCGCCGCCGTCACGCCGGCACGGATCATCGGCGGCATCGCGGTTGATGGCAGCAAGAGCGGGCTGGCACTGCTGGCCGATAGCTGGGAGCTGCTGGGCACCCTGCCGCACATCATTGTTGTGCCGGATTACGGCCATCTGGAGGCGGTGTGGTCGGCGGCCAACGCTCTGGCCGAGGCGCTGGATGTCATCGTGCTGACCGACATGGCGGCCGAGATGACCGGCCAGGAGGCATTGGAAAGCCGGGGCGTGGCCGGGGCGTATGATTACGCGGTCAGCAGCGTGTCGCTGGGGCTGTGTTGGCCGCCCAACACAATGGCCGATCCGCTGGGGGCTGACCGGCCGGTCAGCGCGGCAGTCGGTGTCGCGGCCGTCTGGTCGCGGACCATCAATGACGAGGGGATCAATATCAGCCCGTCCAACCGGCCCTATCGCTATCTGCGCGGGTCGGATCGGCCGGTGGCGACGCGCGGCTACGCCAGCCTGGGCAATCAGCTCAATGCCGCCGGCATCATCACCCACCGGGTCGGGCGGGATTCCGGGCCAAGGGTCTGGGGCAACTGGTCCAGCGGCTTTCCGGTCGAGCGCGACCCGATCCATTTTTTGGCGCAAAAGCACGCCAATGCCGTGGTCGATCATCAGCTCGACCTGCTGATGATGCAGTACATCGACAAGCGCCTCAACCGGCCGCTGATCGAACAAATAGTCGATGTTGTGCAGGCCTATTACAACCAGTTCATTGGGCGCGAGATGCTGGGCGCGCATGTGCAGTTCCTGCCCGCTGACAACCCGGTCGAGCAATTGGCTCAGGGCATCCTGGTTCTGCTGGAAGATCGCGGCTGGGCGCCGCCGCTGACCCGGATTGTGCGCCGCGCGCGATACGACAAGAACGCCCTGACCGCGCTGTACGGAGGCTGATATGCCGCGTCACCTGCTTGAAAATGGCGCCAACGCCTATATCGATGACGACAATCTGCTGGGCATCGTTGCCAGCGCCAAGATCCCGGAGCTGGAGTGGGAGATGAAGTCCCGCGAAGCCCTGGGCATGATCGGCAAGATGAAGCTGCCGGTCGGCATCAAAGAGCTGGATGGCGAAATCACCTTCAACGCGCTGGATCGCAAGATCCTTCTGGCGACCGGCAACCCCCGTCGCCGCCGGCTGTTGCAGATCTACAGCAATATCGAAACCATCACGGCCGACGGCACCGATGAAGAAGTGCAACGCATCGTCGCGATGCGGGTCAGCTTTTATTCCCGCGCGGTCGGCGAGTTCAAGCAGCAAGACCCGCAAGATCGGACGGTGAAATTCACTGTCTACTCCCTGCGCGAAACCATCAATGGCGATCTCCTCTATGACCTCGACATCATGACCAACAAGCTGACCCTGGGTGGCGATGACATCATTCGGCAATACAACATGAATATTGGAGCGGCGTGACATGAGCGATCAAACTGAGGTTCCGCCAACCACCACCCCCGACCCGGCGCCCTGGGCCAGCCTGCCGCTGGCGGATGGCGCCCTGCTGACCTTGCCGCGCCAGCCGGTGCTGCGCGATCTGGAGCGGGCCTATGTCGCGCTGGGCAATGCCCCGGACAGCACGATTTCGATCAGCGTCGCCCTGGTGGCCCAGGTCGGGCTATGGGGCGGGCAGCGCCGTGCCTATGAGCGGCTACAGCACGAGCTGCCGGCCGCCGATGCCTGGGCCATTCACTTATGGGTGCAGACCGGCTATGGGCGGGCCACCCCCGCCCCTTTATCGACCTGACCGCCGCCGTCGCCCTGGCCCGGTATCTGCGCACCCCCTATCGGGACATGCTGGAGGACGGGCTGGGCGATTTGGCGATGCGGCTGGACATCGCCAACAGGGCAGCGGAGGCCGAGGCAGCGGCCGTAAAACGAGCGATGGAGCGATAAAACATGGCGGTGGGCGGCGATTTGCGGGTGGCGCTGCGCGTCGGCGCTCATACTGATCAGGCGGTCAACGGGCTGCGCAATGTTGATCGGCAGCTCCAAAGCATGGCCGATCATGCGCGGGCGGCGCGCGGCGTGCTGGGGGATTTTGGCGGCGGCATGATGCGCGGCGCCCTAGCGGCCGGGGTGGTCGGGTTGTCGGCCCGGCAGATGGCCGGGGCGTTTGGCAAGTCAGAAGCCGCCGTGATGTCGCTGGACAAGGCGCTGATGCGCGCGGGCGGCCAAGTCGATCCGATGGCGGCCGACCTCAAGCGCATGGCGGTCGAGATGGCCCGGCGCTTCAAGCTGTCGACCACCGAGGTGGAAGGCCAGATGGCCGGGCTGCTGACGCAGTTCGACCCGCAGCAGTTGCTTGGCGGCGACTACGAGGCTGTTGTCAAGCTCAAGCTGGCGCTGCCGGCTGGCGCCACCGAGCAGATGGCCGCCGATGCAATCAAGACCTTTCAAACGGCGTTTAAACTGACTGGCGAGGGCGATACGGCCTTCGCAGCCGATCTGATCCAGCGGGCAGCACACGGCCTAAAGGTTGATGCCGCGACGTTGGTCAACACCACGCAATTCCTAACTGGCCCATTCGACCAAGCTGGCATCAAAGGTCGGCAGGCCGCGCAAGACGCGGCGGTGCTAACCGGAATGCTGAAAGACTCGGGTATGGTAGGGTCTGACGCCGGATCAAGCCTTGAGGCGGTATTTTCTGGCAATCGCGACGCTGAAAGCAAAATATTAAAGAACAAAGAAGCTGCCGCTCTTTATAAAAAGTACGGCCTTGACTTAAAGATGACCGATAAGGCCGGGAATTTCATCGGCACCGACGCCATGTTGGGAAAATTCGAGGCCGCAAAGGCAAAGGGGCTGTCAACAGCTGACTGGTCAGCGATCCTGGAGGCGGGCTGGGGCGCCAAGGGCGCTACTGGCGTCGATAAGTTGGCGGCAAGCGGCACCAAGGGATACAATCTAGGTGTCGATGCTCTGTTGGGTCAAGGATCGCTGGATCAGCGGGCGACGCTGCCCACCGAAACCCTTGAGGGCAAGTGGCAAGGCACGCTGGGTGCCGCCAATGACTT